TACCCTTTGCGCATTGTCGAATGGGAGTCGCGGGAGGGTCGAATGAATGATGTTTTGAAAGGGGCCTACCTAGCCTGCTTCGTCCTGCTCCTCATTGCGGCGTATGTTGAACAGTTCCCTGCTAGGCAACTCCGATGCACTTTCGACCGAAATGAGATCGGCCCGAAAGGCAAATTCGGCCAGTGGTATTGGGAATTTTACAAGTGCGATGACGGGACAGAGCGCAGCCAGATGGTAGCAGGCCCGCGCGGATAGTCGCAGATGATGATGACCGAACATCGAAAGTGAGACCATGACCCCACACGCAAAGAAGATAGAAGACGCCATGGGCGAAGCGATGGACCTGATGGCGGCAACTGGCGAGCAGCCGACCGACCCTCGCGCATGGTCGCATTTGCTGATCTATTGTCCGGAGGAGATTATAGCCGCTCGCATGACAAGCATTCGAGATAACAGAGAGATTCGGCACACTATCGATGATGTGTTGCGCGATCTCCATTACGGCTCAATCAGCCTAGCGGAGGCCAGAGCCCGCATCGTCTGGGCTAAGGCTGGGCATCCCAACTCTTGACCGATGACCGCGGTAGCCCTACCCGTGCCTCTGTTTCTCTCGGCGCTTCAGCTCGCGCTCGACCGCCTCACGGATGAATTGCGCCATGCCCTTCTCGCCAACCAAATCCCGAATCCGCTCCCGGATTTCTTCCGGAAGGGAGGCTATGTCATCGAACGCTAACTTATGCAGATGTTAGCGAGCGTATACAAACTAAGACCGACAACGCTCTTGAGCAAAGGAGAACTCACATGAAAGACATCCCAACCAACACTATAGAGCAGATTGATGCGCTTTTGCATCTCAATAAGAACGGGTCGCTTACCAGTCCCATACCCGGATTGGCCGTCGAGCTTCTGGAGAAATACAGGGCTCATTTGATCGAAGAGGCGAAGCCATCCGACCTACCGCGATCCTGAGCAGGGGATATGAAAATGGAACGCACTGAACTTAGAGATTTCTGGCTCGATGCCGATCCGGCCATCCTTTGCAAAATGCTGGACGGGGCGATTGCAATGCTCATCATCGGGCCTTCTGACGGTGCCGTAGCCCGTGAAGATTGGAGGTTCGGCTTTCAGGTGCACGGCGAAGAAGACATCCGTTGGCTTCAAGCTGAACAGTTGGAGCGCGACGGTCGCGCACTGGTTCAACGATCTTGAGCAGGCACCCGCCATGAGCACAGATTGGTTTCTTTTCTCGCCAAAGCATCGGAAGAGCGCAATGGTTGGATCTGTTGGGCTTGGCGGGGTGAAGGTTTGGCCGACCGACTATCACGGCGACGAGTTCTTGCGCTGGGCGATCGACAACAACATAACTGACGTGGTGCTGGTCAACGAACACGATCCTCGACTAGAGGATTCCGAGGACGATCCGCGCCATCACCGTTTCTAAACAGGGAACGGCAATGGCCATAGATCGAAGCGGCGAGGATCAGATGGGCTACCCGCTTGAGAAGCAATTGGCCGGCTACACCGATTTGGATATCGAGGCCGCGCGGGTGCTCGCAAAGGCTGCCGGCTTTGAATGGGATTGCGTTTATTCAGACCCAGCCGTGACGGGGAAACGTTTCCTGCAATCGGCAAAGCTGGTTCGCGAATTCATCGAAGCCCAGCCGCGCACCTAAAACAGCACACGAGGGAGACATGGTCGATCTAGTCAGTCAACTTCGCGAAGGCGTAGAAAAGAAATACAGCCGAGAATCGCTTGAGACGATGTTGCTATGGGGTGCCGATGAGATAGAGCGGCTGCGCAGGGAGCTCGAAGCGCGCGCCGAAATAGTCGAGATCGCGAAGGATCTAGTCGCGCTGTGGCAAAGCCCGAGGATTCAGGGACTGCCCCGGGCCGACCGGAATGCGGCCATCGAGGAGACGCGCAACCGCATGATTGCCGCCATTACCGCTCTGAGCGCCACATGAGCGTCTGGATAAAAGTCGATGCCGAGCGGGTGCTCTATGTCAGCCGTGGCCGCGATGTCATCCTGTGCACCGAGCACACGTTCCCTGACGGCGCGGAGTTCGTCTTGAGACTATCCGACGAAACGGCGGCTAGGTTGCGGTCGGAGCTTGACCCAACCACCCTTCCCCGATCCCCCTGAGGATGCTGTTATGACGCAAGACGAATTCAATGAAATGGCTTGGCGCGACTTCATGCTGTTCTCTTGGTCGCAGGAAGATGCTCATGCCGCCTTCCGTGGCGCGACTGGCCGCCCGCAGCGATCAAGGGGTCGCGGCCCGTTGGATCTGATGATTGATAAAGCGGTCGGAGGCGCCGAGGACGATCAGTACATGGTCGAGTTCGTCGACTGGGTGACGAAGAACCATTGGGGCGAGAACTACGCCCCGGAAAAATGGAAGAAGCAGCGAACTGTGGCCTAGGACTCCCCTTGCCGGCCGCGGCCTGATAGCCTGCGGGGATAAATAGGAGACACCTATGCTTGTAGTCGATCCGTGGCTTAAGGACTTCTGGCTCTATATTGATGGCGAGAAAGTCGGCGAACTTAAGAGCATTGAGAATGTCACGGAGTTCGGCTGGCCAACTTCCGTTATCATCGCGAATAAACTGGCTGTAACGCTGGACGCGCAAGTTCCGATCCGATCTGGAGAAGATCGCGTTGTTGCTGTTGAATATCCTGATGGCAGACGTCAGGAATGTCAGGCGAGTATTGGCGAGGTAGCGCCAGACGAAAGAACGTCAAATGTCAGCTTCATAATGACAGTCGGCTCGGACGTTACGATGGTTTTATCCGGTCGATTAGGCATGGAGAGGATCAGGATCAAGAAACACACGCCAGTCGGCATCCCGGACTCAGGAAGCTATGGCGTGCACTTCTCGGATGGACGGGAACCACGGTACTTCTATTTCGATGACAATGCCGGGCGGCGATCGATCAGGCGAGTAGACGACAGCGCAGCGGCGCTTGAGAAGGCGAAGGCATTTGCGAGGGAAGAGCGGGAGAAGCTGAAGTGAGGCCGCTACTTCACAGAGGGCGGCATTTTCCAGTTACTCCTATGGTTTACTTTGCGAGAAAAAGAAGCCCGGCATTCGCGAAAGCATAGCCTGCGAAGCACGCGCCCATTGCGGGATTACCCTTGATGAATTGCTCGACGGAGATGTACGCGTACACGACGCCGACCGCGCCGATCATCCATGCGCTCATCAAAACGTCAGCCTATCGAAGCCGTGGATCTTGCATATGCGATCTGCGAACTTCTGGAACACCGGCCCGTGCATGTCACAAGCGCCGACCTCCTCGAGATGCAAGTGCAGAATCTCGTGGCTCATCGTCGAGAGCAGAACGATGTGGCTGCCCACATTGGCCTTCGATATCTCGATGTGGTGAATGCCGCCCTCTGTGAAGTAGCGGCCAAAGAGCTTGCGGCTGCGGATGACGGTAAATTTGATGTCATCGGACGGAGGCAGATTGTATTTGTCAAACGGCGGAAGCTCGCAAAGATAATCATAGGTTCTAGCGAGAACTTCGGCGTTCAGCGGAAGAATCATGCCACCTGCTTCGCATCCAAGATTGCGGTCCTGACGCGCCCAACCTCGCCAAACTCTCGGTGATAGGTGATCGCCTGAAGAGATCGGCCAGACAAGAAGCCGGCCCCGAAATGCCATGCGTCCTGCGGGATCGGCGCCTGATGCACCTCGCAGATCACGCCGTTGCCCTCGGTCGCAATCTTCGCGGCGTGATGGAGATGGAAGCCATGAACGTATCGGAATTTGGTTGCGCCCCAGTCCTCCGGACGCCGGGCCGCCATGATGGCCGGCATCTGGGCAATCTTGACCGTGTGGCCGTGGGTTGCGCCCAGCATCACGAGGCCGAAACGACGCCACCAGAACAGCGACGGGTCAACATCAACCGTCACCCGCGGTTCGTTGCGATACCAGGCGAGCAGGAAGTACGCGACCGCAACCGCGCTATGCTCATCGTGGTTGCCGGGCAGGATGCGCAGAGTTACGTGATCGTGCCGCCTGAGGGCTGCGTCCGTGGTCCGCACCATCAGCTTGGCGGCCACGCCGACTACCTTCTGGTATCGTCCGTCGACTTGCAGGACATTGCCCGACTTAGACGTCTTGTTCTCGGAGTTGTCGGCGTGCAGTAGGTCCCCACCGCCGAGCACCACGCACTCTCCGGATGACGGAGAGCGGGCCACCGTATCCTCTACCGATTGCCCGATCGTATCTTCGGCAATCTTGAGGTCCCAGTTTTCGCCGCCTACTTCCTTGCCCCAGGCGAACATACCGATATGCCAGTCATTGCAGGGCAGGACGGTGAGAATGTCAGCGGACGCTGATGGCGGGGCTTTGGCTGGCTTGGCGGACCCCTTGTAATCCTTGAAAGCGTCCTTCAGCGATTCGGCGATGGCTAGCGGATCAAGCTGCCCCTCCTTGGTCTTGATCCACTTGAGAACTTCCTCGCCCTCGGAATTGACGAGAGCAGAAACGCCCTTGATGACGTGCCCAGCCGGAACTTCAAAGGCATCACCGTGCTCAGGCTTCTGCTGTACGAACTTTCCATTCGGGGTGTCCGTGACCTGCGATATCCGGAAGCCAGGCATCGCTGGCTTTTCGTCGAGCAGAAAGCCACGAAGCGCCGCGGCGCGTAGCCGGGACTGCAATCCGCCCCGAGACATGCCCAGGTGTGCAGCGGCGGCAACTTGGCTACCAAGCGCCTTCACCACCTGTACTGCTTGCTGCAAATCCTCGTCGGAGACCGGCGGGGACCATGCCATGTTAAGACCCCGACGACTGGACGAAACAAAAGACCATCGTCCATCCGCTAACTGCGCGCAGGAATATCACGCTGTGACCTGTGGGATTGCCCCTATCATACTTCAGCTTTTCTGGCGGTATCTCGATCTCTGTGCCAACATCGATGTGCGGCCGTCCGAACTGCGCATCGTCGCGGTCGTCCGTAATGCGGCAATAGGCTTTGCCGTCTCGCGCGAAGTAGTCATCGCACCAGTATTGATCGGCCTCGCCACAGCAGGAGAGCGTCGGCATATCTGGCCGCATCAGGGTCTTGTACCACTGCTTGACTTCCGGAGTGAGTGCCTCCCAAGCCGGGTCGGTCCTTCCGTGATCGTGGCCGTGAGCGAGAGAGACAAAAGCAAAAGTGAATAACGCAACAAAAAGCAGGCCGCGGAAATTAATCACGGTCTTTTCTCCATAACCACCATTCATGAATCGCGCAGGCAATAGCCAGCACGCCGACCACGACGAGGAACGCCGCAATCCACCAAAGCCAAAAGTCGTGCATCAGGTTTTCCGCGTCTCGAGCTTTGAGCAGGAGATTTCCATGCGAACCAGCGCATGCGGCATCTTGGCCTTGGTGATTGCCGAGATACGCTCGGCCATCTCGTGCGCAGACTTCATGCAGATTGGCTCTGCATATTGGTCCGGCGAGTAGACGTTGAACCTGTGCTGTTCCTGAGGGAGAAGAATGGTAACGCCGATCAGGAAAGCGTACATGCTACTTGCCCAACGCTGTTTTGATGCCCATCCATACGGCGCCGACGAAGCCGGTTGCTATGACCGTGATTACCGCCTTGAACGTGTAGGACTGGGCTTGCTCCACGCTCTTTCGCCATTTGCGGAGGTGGATCAGATCGGCTTGGAGCTCTTTGCGGTCTTGAGCATCAAGACCTAGATTGGCCAGAACGTTCGAAACAGTCGTCTCAACAACAGTCTTGATTTCCGCCTCGGTCATTTCCAGCACTTCCGCTTGCGGCCCCAGGCGTTATGAATTCGCACCTGCCAAATCGTTTCGAACGTGTCGTTTGTGCCGTCGTACTTGATCTTTCTCACACCGCCGCAGCGAGCTTTCTTCTCAAGGGCAGGCTTGCTTCCGCCCGACGCGGTTGCGGTTATCGGGGTCAGATGCGAACACCCTGCGATCAGAACTGACAGGACCGATATCGCGCTCAGCTTCAGCGCGAGCAGCCTCATTGCTTTCAGCCTCGCGCGCCACTGCGGCGTCCCATTCGGATTGCTTGACGGCGAGTCCATCTGAGTATCCCTTTAAAAGAACTGACGAGTAACCAAACGCAATAACGGCAACCACGATTGCCCATTTGCGAAGGTCGGTGATGAAATCAAGCGGCTTGGGAAGAAGTATCGCGACAGCCACGGCTGCGGCGCCAATGAGGTTCGCCAAAGTGGCAGTGCTGGCGATATATTCCCACGCGGCATGTATCGACCAGCCAAACAGCCAATTCATCGTTGCCACCACTTCTTGGCCGGCTTCGGAATCCCCTCGTCCACTCCCTCTAGGCAAAGAGCGCGTTCGCTCTTGCGGTGGTCGCCGTGCTTCTCACCAGCCCTGCGCGCCACCAGTCCTTTGCGGACCTGGCCATCCGAGCGCACGTACCAACCGTCGAAGGCATCGCACCCGGAGGCAATCTTGCCCGCGTTCATCTTAGCGACCATGGGAGATTTGCACACCGCGCCAGTGCCGGCATTGTATGAAGCGTCGAGGAGCGCGGCCTTCGTCTTGACCGGCAATTCCACCTTGAGACACGCATCCAGCTTTGCGAGATACTTCGGCAGGCTCTGCGCCAGCTTCTCGTCGCATTCCTGCTTAGTGAATCGCGTCCCGACCTTGACCGAACCGAATTCGTCGGTCTGGCCATAGCAGTACGTGACCGGGTGGCCCGTGCCGATCATGTCTCGCTTGGCGACCTTGTCCATTCCCTCCCACGCAGGAAGGAACGTCACGGTTGCTGCAATCACCGCGGCGGAGCCAGTTGCTCCGGCGGTCTTGGCCCACTTACTCGCCATCTGGATCTGCCTGCTTGGAGATGCGCGCAAGCGGGATCAGGATCACGTTGACGATGACGCTGAGCGCAAGGAATAGGTAGGGATTGAGGATATCGACAAACGCATTCAGACCAGCGGCAACGCCAGTGAAAACGCCGAACCACAAGGAGACGCGGATCGTCCAGAGCCGATGAAACTCCCGGCTCGCGTTCTCAATCAGGCGCATCAGCCGATGACCTTGGACTTAGCCCAAGAGAGCACGGCAGCGACTTTGTCTTTCGCTAACCAGACGACAGCACCGCCAACAAGGCAGCCGACAGCGAACTCGAACATGCGAGCGCTCCTATTAGTAATAAGTGAGGACTAGAGATTAGGACTGGTCGAGTCGGCTATGATGGTGCCGACCGGGAGAAAATTGCCTGCCGTTCCGGAATTCTTTCCGGCGATCCACTTCTTGCTGCCTTTGAAGAGAATCTCAGGCACCTTGCCGAGAGCTGACTGTGCCAACGATGGGCTGGCTGGCTTACCATCGGCAGTGACGAATAGCCGCCGGTTGGCCTCGACGGAGGTGTTAAGCGTTCTGTTGCTGAACACCTGAATGTCGGCCATGATAACTGGAAGGACTGGCTGGATAGTCCCGGTATCTCGGTTGAGAGATGCCGGCCCAGGAATGCTGATCGGATTTGATGGCACGGTTGGGGACGATAGCGAAAGAACCCCGGTGTCTGGATCAGAAAAGTTTGAGAACGCGGCCCCCTTGCACACTGAAGATTGCATAGCGTTCGGATCTACTTCCGTATTTGTGCCATACATTCCCAACCAAAGCGCCGGAAGATCTTCTCCATTCTTATTCACGTCATCAAGCGCGCACCACATCTTGCTATAAGAATCGGTGATCTGTTCAATGGTGAGATGGAGGCTGTTATCCACACCGTGGATTGCGTTGCCATTGGTCACGTCCCAAGACACCAGAACGTGGTGCCAGTTAAGTGAGCCGCTTCCTATCGAAGGCTGTTGTGTGCCACTAGGTATCTGGTCACCGAATCCCCTTTGATCAGAATTACCGAAGTAGCCCTTAACTCCACAGATCGTGTATGTGATATCCGTAAATGTCTGGTCTTCTGGCTGCTCCGCACCAGGCGTTCCCGGATCGGTGTATTCGCAAGCCGTCAGTCGAATATCCATATTCGAGCCGGCAGGGCTTGTGCCATTTTGAATGTGAACCACCAAGCTACCAGCGTTTGGTCCGCCGCCCCTGATTCCGATGAATGACGGCTGCGTAGGCGTGTCGTTGGAGCTTGCTACAGCGTAACCCTGAGTCGAGCGGTAGATCGTCGGATTGCCGAAACTATCAAGATAAAAATGATCGCAAAGCGGATCAACGGTAACTACCTGATAATAGGTGTCTGTCTGCTGCGGACCCCATGTGATCAATGGAATGACTCCGGCCATAACGTTGTTGAACCCATGTTCGGTTGGGTCTGGAGTGCCGGTGGTTGCAGTAGTCCAATCAGAGGCCGCCGCGGTCCATGTAGCCGCGGGTATCTTGAACCAGATCGAGACCACGCCTTTGGTCATATTTAGCGGCGCAGCAGGATTATTGCGCTGGATATAGCCCACGCTGCGGCCTCACATCGCCGTCGTGCGGCTAACCTCATTGAGGTTCGTGCCGTCGCCGATGAAACTGATCGTGAAGACCTTGCTGGCGACCGTGCCAGTGGCCAGCGTTCCGGTCGTCTTGAAATTCGTTCCGAATGTCAGCGTCCGGCTCGTCGTGTTTGCCGTGGTGACAACAATGGAGACACGGGCGCCGAGCAATCCGGAAGCTGCATTAATCGTCATGTCCCCGGTTGGAGCCGTCGTGAAGACATCGCCGAGTGCCGGATCAAGCGAGACGGTTCCTGTATTGCCAAGCGCGGTAGCGGGACCGCGCAGAGCAACAAGCCACTCGTTGATGACCATCTTCTTGTTCTTGCTGGCATCTACAACGCTGGCGTCAACAATTGGCGCGTAGTCATTCGCCCGATCGACGGCAGAGCCAGTCTGCGTGCCAAAGTCAGAGAACTTGCGGCCCATGCTATCCTTCCGTAATCATCAGAACGTCGTCCTCGGTGACGACATCCACGTCATCCTCGGTCCGGATCGCAACTGCGGTCTTTGTGAATGGATCGGCGCCCTGTGCGGTCGTCACTGAAGTGGCCTTTGACGAAAGCAGGGTCGTCGCCTTTATCGTGTTAGTGCGAGCCGGCAGATTGATTGTCTGGCTTCCGACGATGCAGATGTATATTCCTGCAGAGCATGTGACCCGAAGAACGTCGGCCGGCTCGATCCGAATGTCTGGATGCTCGAATTGAAGCGTTGTCTGCTGTGCCCAAAGCCTGAACAATAAGTCGTAGGCGATATCCAGCGCCTGCTGGGCGGAAAGAACGAAATCAAGCGAGATGGAGATTTGCGTGTTGGTCTTTAGCGCGGCAGGATGGCGAGCTATCTGCGTCGCTGTCGCGTAATCCCGGTCAGGATCGATATACTGGACCTCAACTTGACGAGGCAGCGTCGAAGGCTCCGCGCGAGTAAATTCGATGGCTGGCGCGGTATTGTCCCGCCTGATGCAATCTTCTTCCGCGATCTCGACATCAATGACTAGAGCGTCATTGACCTCTCGTCTGACGAGACGGATTGGATCTCCATCAACGATCAGGTAGTTGTAGGGCGCTGAATTCTCCCGAATGACCTGCGCTAGCGTTTTGTCTGACGAAATCGCCATACCAAAGCAGACGTCATCAATACCCTCGGTAATCAGGTTGACGTCCTCTTGCGCGGCAAGAGTCTCCAGTATCCAGCCGATGCTAAATGTCTTCATCGATCAGCTCGATCCGGCGAAGAACTGAACGGCCGTTGTGTCATTCTCTTCTTGTGGTGACCCGCCGTCATTGGTTCTCTGCCAAACGGCAGACATCTGCGGAATTCCGTTCCCGCCGCTTCCATTGATCGGGTAGTTCGGGAGGATCAGATAGCGAATGCCGCGAAAGGCGTTGACCCTGCTGGCGCCCTTATCTGCGACTATCAGGCTGGCCTGCAACTGCGCCTCGTCCCCAGGAAATATCTGAATGCTTCCAAGTGAGGCTCCGAGCAACGCTATGTCCGACGCAGACCAATTCAGCGGAGCTATAACTGTGCCAGAATTGTAGACCTCGCTTCCGCCATCATAGATGGAGAATATCTCACCCTCTTCCAGAACGTCGATCGGGGCGCATAGAGCTGCGGCAAACGTCTGGGTGTCCGATATTGTTTCATCTCCGGAGGCATCAATTCCTTGCGCCCAGATCGGGCGAAGAGGAAGCCTGACACTTCCAATCGAGCGAATGATCGGTTGTCCGATCGTATCGAATGAAAACTTGAGATGCGGCGGAGGCGGCGCTGAAGCGGCGATTGCCGGCGTTCCGGCTGTCCCAGGTGGCTTGTAGTTAGGATTGAGAACCTGAGGACCCTGAGTCCTCTGACCGTTGATGATTTGTATATACGGCGCATAATATTGCTGGCTGTCCGGAACATAACTTCCGGTCCAGTCAATAGGCGCCCCGTCAGTGACAATGTCGCCAGCATAACCTGGGATCAGTGCTGACATGGCGATTAGAACACAGCGTCAGGCGGAGGCACGAAATCCTCAGCGCGACGATTGACGATATTGTTGAACCGAGAAAAGCACTGATCGCTTGTTAGATTGCAACCGGGATGTATCTCGAGTTGTGTTCCGGCAGCGATATCAGCCTCAGAAATCGGCAAGAAAGTAGTCAGGGTGAGAGTGCCGGGGTCCCAAGCCCTGATCGGAATCTTCGGATAATCTGCCAACGGACCCGAGCGGACATAAAGACAGCCCAGAACATACCATGTGGCATCGCTGGCTCGCACGTCGGGCAGCCCGTCCAGCACTATTGTATAGTCGCCAGTGGCTTGGCCGGTTGCTGCGCGCGTCCATGCGTCCCGCGCGATGAATGTTGCGCTACCATCGACGGTCGTGTTGCCAATAGTCGGATCGTAGGTTGGCGCCGTTGTCGGATCTGTTGTTCCGGCCACGGTGCATTCGTAATAGACGTTGGCGTAATCGGTCGGAGTTCCGGTCGTGTCGGTTCTCACACGGCCATAGGCATCGTTGACACGCAGCAGGCCTGTCGCAATGTCGGGCCTCACAAAGTCAACGCCGCGACCAATATCCGCAGGCATGATCGGGATCTTGCAGCGATCATCGCCGAGGTCTTCCCGCCCCGTCAGCGAGTAATGCTCTGTCAGATAAGCGCCTGTCTTGGTCAGTTGTCCGCTGGCTGCGACTGTTGCCATGCGGTTGGCATCTTCATTAATGCTGCCGATCGTTGAGCCGGGAAGAAACTCAAACGCAGTCCCTTCAGGGTCAGCAGGATCGAACATCTGAACGCTGATGGGCCAACGATCAAGAACACCCCTCGTCGCATCCCCGGGCTCGATCAGCCCGGCGGCTTCGGCCATGATAAGGATATCTGCGTTGTTTTCCGAACCATCCGATTTGTAGTCAAGAGAGCTGACCATAGCTCCACCAGCAGCAATCCACGTATCCCCGCCGATCACCACATCCTCATGCGAGGTATTCCAGCGGATCGTTGTAGCTCCGCGCTGGATAATGATGAGGATCGGCAGGCGCTTGACCGCATCCAGATCGAACGGGAGCGCCCTCATGTCGTGACCTTGGCCTTGATCAACTCGGCCTCGAAGATCTGCTCCATACGGATGTCAGAGAACTTGTGGATGGACTGGCCGTTGCTGTTTGTGATGATCGAGGTGCTAGGCGCATCGAGGATAATGACGGGGATCATGTAATCACCAGTGACCGTCACTGTATCGCCGTCAACGAGACCGGAAATATTGACCTTGCCGAAGTCTGAGAAGGTGAACGAAACCGGCGTTCCGTTCTTCTTGACGACGAATGATCGTTCGGTCTCGTCCGGGATCAGGATTCGCTCGAAGACTGACAGAGAGCCAGTTGACGGAGCCCACGTCCGCCCCAGTGACGCGACAGTCCCGGTATGTGGAATTTCCTCGTCGGTCAGTTGATAATTGTCCGCATAATCGCGGATCGCAAAAGCGCATAGAGCGCCGTATGTGGCCATCACGATACTGACCATCTCACGCGACTGCTTTGGCGAGACCGACAGCATGTACTCACGTTTGACCGGCCGCATGGCATAGCGACCGGAAATGCCGCCCTCGCTTGGGTTACGGGCCACGTCAAAATTGAATGAGACCTGCGCCCCTGACACGATGTCATATGGCAGCCTGACAAGAGCAGTCGGCATTACATGCCCCGCGCGATCTGCGCCCGCGAGCGCAGGAACTGCTCCGCCTGAACGCCGGGGTGCAGGTACATATTCACGACCTTGGTCTCGATTGGGGCTGCCGGCTGCTGTGCTGCTACAGACTGATTATCATTGGCTGACGACGGATTGAGCATCAGCGGGGAAACCGGAATGCTCGAGGGCGTCATCAGCCCCTTCGGAACGATGGTCACCTCTTCGCCTGGCGTTGCGTGTAGCTGGACGAGCGTCTTGTCACCGTTGCTGCTGCCGGGAACGGTGAATTTTCCGCCCACTGCGAAGCTGCCGGCGTCAAAGCCTGCGGACGATGTGTAGTCTGTTCCGCCACTGCTCATATACTGATTGGCGACGTCGCTAACAGTCGAGCCACCAACTCCAGTATCACTATTGGAATAGCCGCCGGTGAGACCGTAATCGCTGAGTCCATAGTCGTTGTATGCCGGTGCACCGCTCTCAAATGGTGCACTGCCGTCGCCGCTGGACCCAACCGTACCGTAGCCAGTGTCGTAGCCGTCAAGCGAGGTGTATTCTCCACTATCAGCGGCAGAATCGGCATAGCCGCCCGACGATCCGCCAGAGCTATACGATGCGGTAGAACCTCGGACGCCACCTGAAGCACCGCGCACAGTTCCGCCACCGCCATTTACGCTGCCTTTGGTGACGATATTGGAAATCGCGCTGCTGAGGTTGGAAAGACCGGAGGAAATCGTATCCTTGAGACCAGTCCAACCGTTGCTGATCGAGCTGGTAATAGAGTTCGATGCCTGATCGATCGCGCCTACTGTGCGCGTGCCGCCATCTTGAATGCCAGTGAGCTTTTGGTTGGCGTCCTCAAGGCCGCGATTGGTCTTGGCGGTCGACTCGCCAATGTCTTTCAGGTTGCTGTTGATTGGTGCTGTAGGCCCATAATACGGACTGCCTGCCACGCCGGGCAGCGGGGCGGCGGCCCCGTAATAGGGGCTGCCAGGCTCGCCGGCATTGACCATGCCGAATTGATCGAGAGCAGATCCAGTCTGCGGAGGATGAATCAATCCATCCGGGCCTATGCCATTGCCGGGCTGGTTGGCCGAGCTGGCGCCGCGGAAGCCGCTAATGGGGGTTGCGCCGCCATAGTACGCGCCAGAACCGAGCGGGCTTGGCGCGGCTCGGCTTAGTTGAGGCGTGTTATCCTGTTTGGTCGAGCTATCACTGCTTTTCTTGCCGCCACCACTGCCGCCGGCCATACTGAAGCCGCTATACTGAGCCTTACCGTTAGCCTGTATATCGGCAAGAGCTTTATCGAGTATTGGATTGTTTGTGGCTTCCAGTGGCTGCGTTGATGTAGAGCCAGCGGAGTTGGAGCCTGATGTTGATGACGATCCAGCCGACATTATCGCCGCCTTCAGGTCGGCAATGGCCGCAACGATCTCCTTGGTCTGATTGTTCAGAAGTGTTGCGATGTCTGGCTGATCGGAAGACGACAGCGGCGTCAGCGATCCGATGGCCGATGATGCCTGATCTGGCGTCGAAACGGTAACGACCTCGCCCGGAGTGGCCTTGAAGGTAACGGTCTGGCTATCTGTGCCGCCGGAGCCGCCGACTACGAAGCTGCCGCCAGAAGCGAATGAGCCGCCATCGGTGATGAAGCTGGAATCGACGCTTCCAAGGTCGATCGTTCCCGCGTCACCTCCGGGAGCTGGAGCGTAGCCGCCCGGTGCCAAAACTGAGCTATCATAGCTGTAGTTGTCGCTATAGCCGCCGCCTCCACCGCCGGTTGGATTGCCCATCTGGTCGGTATTGTAGGCACCAGATCCACCGCCGCCCCTGCCGATGCCGGCCAAGGCAGTCGCCGCTTTCTGAGCCGACGCTACGGCAGATGCCGCTATGCTGGCAAAGATCGCGTCAGCAGACGCACCGAACGCCTTAAGTGCACTATCAGCCTCGGCCAATCCAGTCTTAAGAGCCGAGACGGCGCTGCCGATACCGAGATACTGATTTGCAGCCGAGCCGAAGTCCTTGAAGGAATCGATCCAACTGGAAATCGTGGGCTGAAGGCCTTTAATCTTGTCGGTCGCCGCTTCGATCGCATCGCCGCCGGCAGAGATGGTGCGCGTGATCAGGCTGACCTGGGCCGCACCATCCTTCGGCTTGTCGGCGCCGGTAATCGCATCCCAGAAATCGCTGGCCTTCTTGCTGACCCTGTCGAGTGCTTCGCCAACGGTCTTAGGATTATCCTCGAGTTCCTTGAAGGCCGCGCGAGAACCCTGCTCAACTTGCGGGAGAACGGTCAACAGTTTTTGGAGCGGGACCGGGACCTTGTCGAGCGCGGCGGCGTATTGTTCCGCGTTGGCAGTGCCGTTGGACAGTGCGGTTGCGATGGTTTGGGCCGCACGAGCACCACCAGTGGACGAGTCCTGCAGCTTGCGCAGCGCGTCGCCGGTTAGCTCGCCCTTCTTGATGACATCTTCAAGGAATTTGGCTGTCGCGTCGCCAGCATCCTTGGTCGCGGTGCCGCCAAGACGAAGCTGCTCGAAAACGGCCTTGAACGAATTGCCGAGCGCGTCGGCATTGACCCTGCTATTGTCGAGCATGTCAGGTAGGCCGGGGCCGAGGATCTGCACCCCGCCATCAGGTGCGCGGAGATTGACCAGCTTGAGGAGCGATTCGTAGGTCGGCTGTGCGGCGTCGCGGGAAATGCCGAGGTCTTTGGTCAACTTTTCCAGACCGGCCGAATATTGATCGCCGAGTTTGATGCTGCCGAGCGACTCGAACCGATTTTTAGTACGGTCTACCTCTTGCGATGCAGAAGAGATTGCTTGGTCAACGCCAAGCACGGCAGCAGCGACCGCAGCAAGACCGCCGATGACGAGGCCGCCGGGGCCAATCATTCTCCCGATCTGACCAAACGCGCCGGCAAGTCCACCCTCGCCCGAGGCGGCATAGCTCAGGTGATTCATCTGCTGCGTCAGCGCCTGGATCGGCGAGACACCGAGCGACAGACTTTCCACCATACTGCGGACAGCGTGGCTTGCTGCCTGCGCCTGCGAGGACAGGCCGCCATGGGCCGCGGCTGCCTTGTTGAGCGCTGGCGGCATTGCGGCGAGCACGCCATTCGCCGCGGCAATTCCGGCCTTCATGTCGCTGAACGAGGCGACACTCCTGCCAATAGCCGATGTGATCGCCGAGCCCATAGTTTGGACCTGCGGCGACGTCTTCTGCAGTTCTTGATTTGCAGACGCAATACCCTTCGCCATGTCGGCGAACATATTGCTGGTCTGCTTGATCTGCCCCCCAGCCCCAGCAGAGCCCATCTTGTTGAGGGCGTCTGAGGTCTTGTTGGCCTGAGCCTCTGTGTTCTTGGCCTCGGTCGTGACGCCAGCAAGGTCTTGCTTGACGTCCTTCAGCGGCTGGGAATTAACCGCAAAACCAAGATTGGCGACCGTCTCGTCAGACATCAGCTCGTCGTCTTTCCAAGCATCGCCAACATGAGTTCAGTGGTCATTTTCGTGCCTGGCGGTGGCGGGACGCCAGACAACTGGGACGCGGAAGGCCCGCGTCCCGTCATCAGTCGGATCATTTCAAGTTTGGCGGAGTACGCATCCACAATGACCGGCATCGATGTGTTGTCGGTCTCGACTTCAGTCCAGCCACACCATCCGGTCCCGATCTTCATCAGCCACGCGAAGTATTCCGCGTGGCTTAGGCTTCCCCCTCACCGGCAACTCCGGCCGGCTCGTCTTCGACATAGGCCGGCTCGCCGCGCTCATTGAGTTCGGCGTAGGTCTTGCCCTCGATCTCTACAGTCTTGAGCTTCATCGGGCGGAACGGCTTGCCGCCATTGGCGAGCAGATTGGCGTACTTCGCCAGATCGGCGCCAAGCGCAGGAAGACCAGTCCGGTACACCCTGCCCTCGACCTCAGAGGGCTGCTTGTCGAGGCCTGCAGCCACAACGAGGGTGAAGAACTCGAGGTCGGCAGACTGCAGGCGGCCCAGAACCTGCTGGAAGCCGCCAGCGGCATTGACGCGCTTCGCTGCCTTGAGGGAGCAGCGAAGCATTTCGGGTTTGCCGTCGAGCTTGATCTCAACGTCCATCAATCACCTATCAGGACGCCGGAACGAGGACGATGTTGGAGTTGATCTGGATGTTCGCGTTCAGCTTGCGAACCGAGTTGGCGCTGCCGCCGGGGTCCGGGGTGCCCATCACCAGGCCGATGAAATACGTCTCGGATGGCGTGCCGGTCTCGTTGCCCTTGATGCGGAAGGCGTAGTTGTCCTTGACCGAGGGCGCGCCGGCTGCAATCAGAGCCAACTGGCCCGGATCATCCGCAATAGTCGCGAACGTATTGGACATCGGGGGCGCGTCGGCCGAGCCCTTCTGGTGGATGGTGCGGCCACGGTTGATCAGGATCGTCGCGATATCGGTAACCGCATCACCGATCGTTCCCATCGTCTCCCAACCGTCCACCTCGATCCAGGCGTCCGGGGATGCGTGCAGCGTGGTGAAGTCGGAGGCCACGAAATCGGAGGCTTGGTCATTCATGACCTTGCCGATATAGAACCGCTGGCCGGCAATAGCGAGAAGTGCCATCGTCTTTAACCTTTCGTCTTTATCTCAAAGAAAAAGGCGCCCAAAGGCGCCCTGTGTGATGCGTGGACTGACTTGACCGTCACGCCGGCTTTTCGAAGCAAACCCATGGGATGGAGACAGGGATTTTCACCCAGCCATCCGAATCATTCATCAGCGGCCCATCTGAGACGCCGCGCTTCATGACGAAGTGAGAAATCTGGACGTTGAATCCGCTTTCAGTCAGCGTCAGGCCGAGCGGAAAGAATTCCCGGATCGCCGAGATCGTCCGTTTCATCGGCAGCGTCCCGCCTCCGAGCCCCTGGATCACGTCGACCTGCAGAAAGCCGTAGTGCTGGACATCGGAAGTGAACGAGATGCCTGCGACAAGCGCGGGAGCCGGCAAAAACGTTGCCCTGAGCCACTGTGCGGCCTTGGATGGGGCCGGTTTGGTGAAGTGCCGCCCGTCCGCCCCTAGCCCGTTTTGGACCGAAATCGGCAAAACTGGCGATTGCGCTGCGGCAAAAGCTATGGCCTTATCAAGCAACGCCTTTTCGATCGCCGCATTGACGGGTTCAGGCATTGCCGGACAAGCTTTCCGATTTAGAAGTTCATGAACGGCTGCATGCCGCCAGGATTACCTTGGGCGACGAGGAGGCCGAAACGATCGAGGGCAACACGGCGCTGGAGGCTGCGCGCAAGGCGCTGTCGCTGTTCAACGCAGCGATTGCCAAACTGATCAGCCGGCACGAGACTTAGCCTCTGCGACCACGCTAGAGACAATGCTGGGCCACTGAGCTGCGGCTAGACGCGCGAATCCAATAGGCGGCTGATTATATTCCCGCCCCAACGAATCCACTCCCGAAAATCCGAATTCTAATCTCATGGCATACGCCGCTGTCCACCCCATGTAGACGGTCTGCCCGAGCGTGGCGGTGGCGATCACTGCGGAAATCTGGCCGAAGTCAGAGGGAGCGGCGTTCCTGTCCTTGTTGGTTGCCTTGCTATTGATGCTGGGCATGGCCTCAGTCGAGGCCTGGAAGGAAGCGCGCAGAAATCCAGTATCGACAGGGAGCGGAGGATTCCGATTAGCGATCGAGCCAAGTTCCTGAGAAGATGCCTTCCAGATGCGCTCAAGCCTGTCCGCGCTCTCTGTCGCCCAGGCGTCGATCTGTGCAGCAAAATCACTCACTTAATTCCTGCCAATAAGTCGATCTTCGGCTCTCTATAACAGCGGCAGTTGATCACCTCCGCCGCCGGGCCTTCAGGATCACCTGGAAAACGCAAGCGAGCACCAGAGCCAGTAATAAAAGGCTGACCCATACGTCGAACCTGACCATCCATCGGCTGATGCGTCTCTCTGACCCTGCTATCGTGGGCCGTTCGCCAGATGTAGGTGACGGCGGTTTTGTCGACGTTGCCATTGCTCACCGCCTGCTGCATGGCCTGCTCCTGAGCGGAATGCAGTGCGGTAATCGTCTCCTTGCGAGCGATAGTCTCGCCGCGAAGGCGCAGTGCCCGCGTCTTATAGGCGCGCACCATCGGGTCAATTTCCGCCTGCGTCAGAGGGCGGCCTTCACTAGCCGCTCTTGCCACGACGCGATCAAAGCGCTTGTCCCGCAGCTCTCTGGTCAGGGCCTGAGACGGGTCGTCGCTCGCCAGCTCTGCGGCGTAATTCCTTACCCATTCCTCTTGCGAGGACGTCAGGCCGATCACGCCGCCTTCGCGATTTCCGGTCGCTTTATTGAGACGACCAACAAGATCCAGCGCAGTCGTGCGCGGATTAGACCCCTCAGCCAAACCGGCCGCGAGGAAATTGCGAACCGCAGTCCTCTGGTCGTCCACGATCTCTCGGATCAGGTTGCCGGAGTAATCACGAATCCAGGATTCGGCCTCCGGATTGCGAACCGAGAACTGGAAGACTGAGCGAAAGCCGTCAGCATCCTTGACCACAGGGACAAGCGCCGCGGTCGCCTCTCCGCCAGCCTCGTATGCCGCAGTCAGCGACTTGTCGAACGGGCGGAATGCGACGGGATCGATCCCTACAGCCCGGAGCGCCCCATCAACATCGCCGTTCTCCAGCATCCGGATAATCTGGTCGATGTGGGCGGCATCTCTCAGATTGTAGATGCTGTCGAGAAACGCCCGCTGGAGCCTAGGCTCCCATTGGTCGATCAGCCCGGACCACGAATTCGGCTTCGCCACGTCACGTCACCACCCAGCATTGCCATGTGGCCTTGGCCGGGTCTGACGTCACAGCCTTCTTTCGGTCTGGGATCACACCACTAATCCCGCGCGAGGCGATTGCTATGCGGTCCAGCGGTTCCGGCTGCACAGCCAGAGAATTTGTCAGAATCAGGACCGCGATCTCAGTTTGGCCTTCCAGGTTCTGCGTGCCTTTGACGTTTTCGACCGGGATGGCCTTGCAGGCATAGACAGTCGGCGAAGCAACAGCGGGATCGTAAGCCTCGCCACTGTTTGCGCCATCCCGCGTCAACGTCGCGTCCAGAAACAGACTCTTCATCCCCGTATAGATCAGGGATGCTATCTTGCCCTCCAGCGGACTAGCCACGCGTGGCATATCCCGAGAAGCTGGCAACAGCCGACGACAGGATCGGCGCAAGAATGCCGTCAACCAGCTGGAATGTCGTTGTCGCTATGGCGTTGTCGGCATATTCGATCTCGACCGATCCGGCCTTCAGCATCTTGATCTGACCGCCTCGCTCAAGGTCGGGAATGAAGCTACCGGGAGACGACAGCTCGCGAATGGCGATCTCGCAGACGGCGTTCTTCAGTTCAACCGGGACTTCATTCCCAGCGATCGGATTCCATTCATTGTCGTATGCGGCGGTGCGCGGCCACTCCATGCTCTGGGCGCGACCATTGGTGCGATAGCCCGGATACCGGCCGCGATATCTGGCATCGACGGCAGCCGAGGCGCGGATCAGAGCGGCTTCAGCGTCGCCATCGGCAAGCTCCGTTGCCCGGTCATCGGCATACGTATCGAGCTCGTCTTCCGAGACGTAGCTATTGGCGCCAGAGGGCGCGCTGCCGTCTTCTACGACGATAGTCATTTAGGCGTGACCGCTCATGTTGATCGACCAGGAGGTGATCTTGACGTCCTGACCGGCCGAGACCGAGGCGTTGTCAACGGTCATGTCTCCGCCGCCGCCGGTTGCCGTGATCGATCCCTGCATGTGGCAGGTCGTTCCATCGGATGCATACACCCGGTAATGGCCCAGAGTGCCAGCGTTATCGGCACTGGTGTCTTCCAACGGCGTGTTGCTGAACGATTTGGAGCCAGACGACGCAGCCGCCATCCAGTCGGAAGCAAGGCTGATGGTCGCAACAACCGTTCCAGTATCGGCCGCCGCGCAGTTTGCCGGCTGCGCGCCGGTCCGCAGCTTGATGACGGCTGACGTACCGACCGTGGTTTCGATTTGATCCAACATAGCGTTTCTCACGCTAACCGAGAGCTGGATTGTCATGTCTCTTTCACCTTGAGTTTAACAGTCCAATCCCACTGGCGACCGCCCGCAGTTGTGACGTGATTGGTCAGGGAATACGTGACGTTTAGCGTTCCGCCGGACACCCAGATCGTCGTGCTCGTCGTGTCGTGGTCGTCACTGTCCTGGTTCAGTCCGGAAGGAGTGATCGCCCATGTGGAGGCGTCAATCGTGTCGGTCCCGAGCCTTGCCGACCAGTCAAGTCCGTAATCCTCGACCGCATCGGGATCATGCGGGTCGTCAAATGTCTTCGCCGCCATGTCCTAGAGATCCTATGCAGCAACGTCGAGGTCGCGAGTGTCGGCAGGAACAGCCAGGACGCGGCGCGTGGCTGGTACGGAAAGAACCCTTACGGCGTTCGGCACATCAAGAACTCTGTCGGTGGCGGGCACCGCAAGAATTCTGGACGGTGGCGTGACCACATGAATGGTCTTCGCTTTTGCAGACTGTCCAATGGACAGGGCCTGCGACGCAAACAGTTGGACAACGACCGCGCCGGAACTGGCTTGGCCGAGAGTCAGGCTCTGGTCCGCGGTGACGACCGCCGGACTGGTCGCGACCGCCGTCTGTCCAATCGAAATGGATTGGTCCGCAGCACCATGAACATCTTCAGTTCCGACCGCGGATTGTCCGATGGACAACGCCTGATTTGCGTCCCCCTGAATGGCAACGGTTGCCGTAGAAGACTGGCCAATGCCAAGCGACTGGGCGGCTGAACCCTGAACAGGCACCGCACCACTAGCGGTCTGCGCAACTCCAAGCGATTGCACCGCAGACATAGAGGCCGGCGCCAATACGACCGCAGTCGCGCCAGCGCCTAGCCGGCGCCTCCTGAGCAGTCTTGCCTGCTCGGCTCGTTCCTCGAAAAAAGCCGCATAACGGCCATACGGGTCGAAGACAAGGCCGCTCTTCGGCGGCCCCTTCCCGTTATTTCCGTTCTTGCCCTGCCCCTTGCCGTTACCGTTGTTGCCCGGTGGCGGAACATAGGCGGTTGGAAGAGACTGGACATCGCCGACGCCGGCAATGCCTTGCGTGAGACTGCCGGCAGCAAGATCGGTGACATCCGTCGAAAACCCGGATCGCGTCCCCGATAGAACCTGCGTGCTCATGTCACCTTGATCTGCGGGTTAACCCAGACGGTTGTCGATGCCTTGCCCAGCATCACCCGCCCGCGAACACGGCCGGCCTTTTGGGGCGTAAACGATATTTGCAGCTTCTGGTAAACTGGCGTGCTCGGTGGGCTATTCCAGGTCAGTGAGGATGACGTCAGAGCGGCGGAAGCAGTCAGGACGTTCGCGTTGCTCTCGAGAAAGCTGGTGACCGTTGAGCCAGAGGTGCCTTGATATTCAAGCTGAAGCTTGATGTCTGTTGTGTTGAGACTGGACGAAGAAACCAATTCAACCGTCGCCGTAAGAACTGAACCAACCGACGAGTTTTGAACATCCATCCAAAAGCTCTCGATCGGACCCGCCGTAAGCTCGCTGGTGGGGCTTCCGTTGGTCACCATCTTTCGGCTATATCCGCCGATATCGTCAGCGGCACCGCTCGCCAAGTAGGTCGAGCGATCGGTCGTCACGGTGCCATGGGGCGTATACCGCTCGGAAAAGAAGTTCGTTCCATCAAAGCAATTGACCAACTCGATCTCGTCAAACGAGATCAGGCTGGTGCCATCGCTCGGCGTCTGGTAGCGCGTGACGCTCGAGTTGATCTTGCAGCTGTCGAGCAGAATCTGGTGGGCATCCGATGCGAAAGAAGCCCCGAGCAGCGTGCCAGTGAGATAACTCAGATCGACGCCGCGGATCTTGGCGTTCATCATGCCGCCGGCATTACTGTTGTTGAACAGTTTGGTCGGCTGCGCTGTCGATCCTGAAAATGCCGATGGCGTGTTGATCCAGGTGAAGTCCATGGCGTTGGACGCCTTGAACGAAAACCCGGTATTCGCAGTCTGAACGGTGGTATTGTCGAAAACGATCTTGCACGGCCCCTGCGAGTTGTCGAACCCACCAGCGCCGCTGAAGATGAACTTGCAGTTCTTGAAGTACTGGGTCTTGTCACCACCACCATTGTTGAGGCTGATGGTGTTGCCGCCAGACGACGTAAAATAGACGCCATCCCAGTACGTCATCGTGTGAGAGTCGAAGAAGACGCCGCCAGAACACGAAATCGCGGCACCGGCCAGCAGGTCAGCAGCGACCGGAGGTACCGAACCCGCCTTGTTGACGGATATTACCTTGATGGTGCTGAACGAATTGGTAGCATTCAGCTGATAGTTGCCGTTTCCGGAGATCGTCTCGGAGTGGTCGCTAGATACGAAGACTCTGTCGCCGACATTAGGCTTCTTGCCGGATGAGTTTTGCGAGAACGAAACCATGTTCCCGACGGCCGCCGACCATCCGTAGGTCGATTGACCGGAAACGTTCGTAAAGGTGGCAGTACCGGTCGAGGTCGTGCCGTTGTCGCTGTTCGACCATGCGGGCTCGGTGCCGCCGGATGTTCCGGCCGTTGTGCAGCGCTGCACATATTGCGCCGTCTGCGCGGGCGAAGTCGGGCGGATGAAGTCGCCGACCGAATAGGCGTGGCTCGTCTGGAACGTAGCAACCGCCGCATATGCAACAGATGAGACGTACCAATCGGCCATATTAGCCGATCTCTTCCACTTCGACGCCGCCGCTCAGATGCACAGTGCCGGACGGCGCACCCAGAAGCTCGAACACATAGCTCGCTGTCGGAATGACGGTGGGCGGCTCATCGTGGATGTCGTCAAAGCCGTTATAGACGTGGCAGCCAGTCGCGTAGATCACGACCGCAGTGCCGTTCGTGGTCGCCTGCGTCGTGCTGTTTGCCAGCGCTGTAAATGATGCCGCAGCATCACCCTGATCGTGCTTGACCGGCGTCGGCGTCGAACCACCAGATCCATCTGTCACAGTCGCGGGCAGAATGCGCTCGCGCAGACGCAGCATCTGGCCAGTCGGGATGGATGTGTCGGTCGCATTCACCCAGCGTCGCAGGATGCGAAGTACCTTGTTCGAAGCGCCCTTGACCTGCACCAAATCCTGGGCCGCAGAGACCGAGACATTCTCGAACGAGACGCTATAGATGCGGGACATTCATAATCCTCTCAGGCAGCCTTCCGCGGCTTGCCCTTGGGCCAGCCGCGCTTGCGAACCGGCTCAGAAATCAATTCCGGCAATTGCAGACCGTGGGCGGCGCTGATGGCCGCCCGCAGCCTTTGCTTGACGTCATCCGTGAACACGACCCTATCGCACGGCATTTCTGCGCGCCCCTGGAATGCAGAGGCGGCGCAGAGCAGAACGGTATTGCTGCCGTCGCGGAGAGAAACGGCGAGCGCCTTGCCGGCTTCGCAGTCCTCTCCGCAATAGACGAGGGTCGTTGGCTTCACGGAGACGGCCTTAGAGCGTCATCGCGCAGACGCCGCCGCGGTCCTTGACCGAGGACAGGATGGTGTCCCAGTTGGTTCCGGTGCCGACATTGGTCCCGGTCGGGTTGGCGCCGCCGTTCTGCACGTCCCACTGGAAGCCCTTCAGGCCCACGTTGTAGGCGTACTCACCTTGGAATCGGACGACCAGGTTCTCGAGGCCAGTCACGTCCTGAACGACGATCTCCTGCTCTTCCGAGTTCTCGACCGTAACCGCGCTGTCCACCAGACCGAGCGTGAAGTAGTTGTTCACGTCCGGCGAGTTGAGCTGGGTCACCAGTGCAGCGGAATCGGTCACCAGAACCGGGCGGTTCAGGGTGATCGGCGAGGCCGAAGCGACGGCAAAGTTCGAGACGCCGGCGATGTTGGCGTTGATCTGCGAGCCGATCAGGTCATAGAACGGCTTGGAGTGCATGACCCAGCAGACAACGCGATCGGCGCGGTCACCCATCTTCGCCAGCGACTGGACCAGCGTCGAGGTGGAGATCGAGCCCAGCGAGGCCTCGGTGTAGTACGAGGTGGACTGCTGCTTCAGTGCCGCGCGGACGGCGAGAAGCGCGGTATCGCACATCTCGATCTGCATGGCGTTGGCCGCCTGTTCAGCCACGATGTCGGCGAATTCCGTCTCGGAATACTGGCCGAACGCCTTGCGGAAGGCGTCGCGGGTCATCGCGGTCGGGATGATCTTGCGGTTCAGCTTGACCGAAACGTGCTCGGCCTGCGCAAGGTTGGTGTCCGTCTGCGAACCGACCGAGGTCGTGTCGCGGCGCGCCGCTAGACCCGAAACGTTCGAGAACAGCGAGTTATAGACGTAATCGCCCCGATGGGACGCGGTGGTAAGCCGCAGGGCGCCGCGGGAAGCGTCGTTGAAGACGTTGCCCTGCTGCGCCAGCAGCTCGTTGATACGGCCAGGAATGTACTCCTGGTAAACCTTCATGTTCGAAGCAAGACCCGCAGTCATTTAATTCTCCTGGGAGTGGCGGGTTGATTGGAATGAAGGCATCGCTCTGATTATCCGGGCAGCTTGAAGTAGGCGTCGGCCCCATGGGCCTCGACGAACTTGGCTCGCGCCTGACGCTTCTGGGCATCGGTAGTGAGCCCTTTGTAGAGGTCAGCCTTCGACTTGATTTGCGGATTCACTCCGCCACCATTTGCCGGAGGCGTCCCGCCACCAGACTGGCCGGAGCCGTTGAAGGCCCGACCGAAAACATCCGAGGCCTTCATTTCGGCCACGAGATCCTTGATTGTGAATGGGTCGCCATTGCCTTTGACGCGGGGACCACCCTGCGCATCGACAACCGTGACGTTGAAGTCGTCGTCCACCTTCGCGTGACGCTGGACGTGAGGCAGAAGGAGGTCGGGTACACCGCCAGCTGCGGCGATCTCCGCCACAGCATTCTTGTCCACCAGTTCCGTGCTAAGCCGCCTGCGCATCGCGGCCAGCGATTCGTCCTTCTTGCCAAGTTCGGCCTGGTGCGCAGTGTTCATCTGCGCCTTCAGCTTGTCCCACTCACCCTTTTTTTCGGCCTCGCTTTGTGCGCGGGCTTCTTGCGCCTCGATCAGCTCTGCGATTTCGTCCGGCGTCTTGCCGGAGCGTTCCCAGCCCTTGACCTTCTTTTCCAGGTCGGAGGCCCGGCGCCGCTCGGCCGCGAGAGCATTCTTCAGGCCCGAAGTGTCTTCAACGCCATCGACCTTGAGTTTGAACTTCTCGCCGTCCTGTTCGTAAAGCGCACGGAAGGGCTCATCGACAGCATCGAGGCTGTCAACGTTCATTTTAAGCATTATCCAATCCCTGGAATTTGACCTGTGGCCTCACGCCACTGTCGCTTGCCTGTCAGGCTGCGGCATCTCACCGTCCAGCCATGCCGGGTCAGGCATCCCGAGCAATTCTGCACTCCATCCGCTCATCGAGCGAACACGCCCCGCAAAATGCGGGACCGATTTCTTAAACCCGATCGTGAAGCCATCGCGCTGCTCCCACGGCTTGCCGCGGGTGAAGTGCTTGGCGTCCCTCTCCATCGGAATCCCGGCCAGCACGACGCGATCAAAGCCGTCGTCCAATGCTACCTTGGCGGCGTACCCGCCGGATGATGCGGATGAGTCCATTCCCGGATAGCGGTAGGACACCCTGCGATCAATTTGGCGCTTCTTGCCCTCGGTGCCCAGCTCACTGTCGGGCGGGGCTACCGTCTCAAAGTCCATGTGCAGCCCGAGCGCCTTGCGCTCTGCCGCGTATTTCTCATGCCATTCCGGATGCAGTCCGCACCAGACGAACCAGCCACCTCGCCAGTGAATACCGGCGATCTTGACGCAATAGACCCGGTCGAATAGCGCCAGATCCTGGGCTCGTTCAACGTCCTCCCAGACGTTCGCAGCGCAGCCGATGACGAGAGCTCGCTTCAGGCAGGACCGCCATTCGTGAACGTGGCGAACTCCTGCAGCGCGTCGTCAGCCTCTTTCTCGATCTGGGCGGCAACCTGCTCGATCTGGGCATCGACGCCGGCAGCCTTGGCATCCGCAGCCGCAACCTTGTCCCAGGCGCCTGCTCTGCGGCTCGCGGACCTGGCCTTCAGATCCTCGAGCCTGGCCTTGATCGAGCCCGGCTGATATCCGGTAATTGACATCGTGACTGCCTTCGATTGTCTCTGCGGTATGGCAATATCAGTCGCCACCGTTACCGCTATGTCTTTCTCGAGCCTATTCGCCGCTTTGGCAAACCGCTGCCGGCTGAGCTGGTCGATCTGCTGAAAGGCCAGCGCGCGGCGTTGTTCCATGACAAGGCTGCGCTGGTCCATCGATCACTCCAAGAGGCGCCAGAGCGTGCCGTCGATCAACTCGGATTCGTTGAACTGGCTATAGGCCAGCGAATTCAGCCATTGCTGCCGTTCCGGATAGACCGGCTTCTCAACCTTCGTCAGATCCGTCTGACCCACGAGCGCAGCAGCAGAATCAGGATGCACAAATACCGGGCAGCCCAGAATGATACTCTCAACAGCAGCAATGCTGGCATGAGTAACAAGACAATGAGCGCCGTCGAGGTCAAGCTGAAGCGGCCTCTTAGACTCCTTGTCCCTGATGACGAGCTGCCTGTCCGTGACTCTCGCCAGTGCATCGATGGTGTCCGCTATCCAGGATTCGCACCGATGAAACCGGCAGTATGTTCGCGTCGGCGCGGCTATCACGATATGCCGGCCGTTCTTGCGCCACGGCAGTACATCCGTGCTCGTGGCTCTCCAGCGATCGTCCGGAACGTCCCGGATCTGCTGGAGTTGATATGCGCTGCGATGCCAGCGGTACATTCCCCCGTCCGAACCCCGTGGGAGCCACGTTGCAAAGACGCGCCGGTTGTACCCGCGATCCCAATAGATCCACTGGCGGTCTGTTCTGCGCCATTCAGCGATAAGCGGCGTGGACTCGGGCTGACAGCCGACGATCGGGATAACGTCAGCGGGCAATTGCCTTAGTAGCTCGGCATTGTGTGCAACAACACACCCGCCGGCCTTCTGGATATGCGACCCGATCCTTTCGAATAGATCGAGCTTAAACTTCTTCAGCCCCGCCGGGATGAACAGGCAGACCTTGGCGGGGTCGATCATGCAGCGTAGAGATACCGGCCTGTAAATCTCTTCGCGTAGTTCTTGCCCTCTTTTTCAAGCATTGAGGCTTGCTGGCGGAGCCAAGCAGCCACCTGCTTGCGGCCACGAGAGGTCATCTCGTCAGCCCGGAACACAGTAACAACTGCGGCCGATTTATCCTTTGGCTTATTCATGCGACGCTCTTCGGCGTCAGGGCGGGACGGCTTGTGGCCAGCGGCCCCTTGCTCTCCGGCTTTGCCATAGCCGGGCCGGCCACGTTCGGCGTATCGCCGTTGACCGTCTTGCCGTTGCTGCCCATCGGGGTGCCGCCTCCGGTCACGCCGGTATTTGCAGTCATGTCCATCATGTTCTCCAGTGCGTTTGCACCCAATCGAGATGGGTGAATTTCGAGGGATCGCGCCAGCCGAAGAATGCGACCATGCGCGCGCTGTCAGGCAGCGCCTCGCCATTGGGCCAGCCGGGCTTCTGGAAGCCGTATACGCCATCTGCCGGCGTCCACGCGCCCGCGTCAGGCATCTTGTGCCAGAACCATCCCTGATCGTCTGGGAAGGAATGAAACGGCACCTTGACCGCTGCCTCCAGACTGAAGTCGCGCCATACGTCCGGCCGATAGCCCGCCCGCAACATCCAGACCGAGCCGTTGTACGGGCATAGATTCTGTGAATTCACACCTTGAAGGATGGTGAACCCGTCCGCCCGATTGAACAGCGGATCAAGTTCGCCGGTGACGACGAGATCAATGTCCAGATTAACGATCCGGTCACCATCTACCAATCCCAGTTGGCGCTGCCAATTAGGATCGAACAGACGCAGCCGGGCGAAGCAGCCTTTAACCTGGGTGAGCCGATAATCCTCGACCTTGATCGGCCATTGCTCGATGCCGGCGCCTAGATTGCGCTCACGATCGGTAAAGCAGATGAACCGATGCGCTTCCGTCAGGTTGCGATGGACGGAAGCAGCGAGCTTCTGCACATAGCTATCGTCGTACTTCTCGCCCCAGCACCAAGTCGTGACGATCAGCGCCACAGGACCCCGATCCCGTTATTCTTCTTGCAGTGCCTTATTTCCTCGAACCGATAGCCCTGCTTGATCTGGTCCCAGATTTCCGGAACCGCGATGCTCTTGGCCTTCGGGTTGCTCGGATCACGTCGCCAGCCAATATCATGGAAGGCGACGATCTTTGCCATCCCGCCGAAGTTATTCCAGTCGTTCCACACGCCGGGCGGGCGATGGTCGCCGTCTATGAACAATGCGTCGTAAGGCCCAAGCGCCTGAGCACGCGCAACCGCCCCAGCGTCTTGGATAGATACGAGGTGTGGACACGCTTCAGTCCGGCCAAATCCCGGTCCAGCGCCGCCATCTCTTCATCTGCCTCCGGCATTTCACCATTGCCGCGCCATGCGAAGAACTTGTCCGTCCTGCCAGCGAGATTCCGCATCAACTCAGACAACTGACCCGCCGGCATCACCCGCTTGATCTTGTGATAGGTCGCGATCATCAGCACGATGTCGTAGCGCTCGCCGGGGAACGGGATCGCCTGCGTCAGATCAACCACCTCAAAGCGGCTTTCTACGGCCCGCAGATCGGCGAACAGGCCCCTCGCCGTCCAGATGCAACCCTCGTCGATGTCGCACCCGTGGACCGTTGTGGCGCCATTGTTGAACATCTCAAAGCCGACCAGACCGCGATTGCAGCCGAGGTCGAGAACCTTCTGACCCTTGGCGCGGAGAACCAGATCGGTCAAACCGTCGAGGCGGATATCGTGGTAGCCAGCCACGCGGCGCTGCATGAACTTTTCGTCGGAGCGGTTCAAGCAGTCTTCTCCAAATACGCCCTAGCCGCGCCCATCACTTCCGGTACCGAGATTGCTTCCATCGCAGCCTTGCAATGCGCGCAGGCATGCAGCGAGCCACAGGCCACGGCGCCGCCCGTCAGGTTGGTGTGCGTGTCGTATCCCGTGATGCGAGGCGGAATGAACCCGCCGAACAGCACCACCGCTGGAATGCCGACCGCAGCCGAGGCGTGATGCAATCCGCCCTCCGGGCCGATGTAGAGCGCGGCCCTTGCCAGTGCGGCCACAGCATGCCGGAAGCTCGGCGTCTTGATCTGCCTCACGCCCGGAATGATGTGCCCCGACTTGAACACAAACTGCACCACGTCATAGCCTGATTTCAGCAGCAGCTTGGCGACCTTGTCATAGCGTCGCGTCGGCCATTGCTTGTTCGGCGAGACGGTCTTGAACTCGGGCACATTCGGCTCGATGACGATGAAGCCGGAGCCCTGTTTTTCGGCCCAGGCCCGCTCCTCGTCGGTCAGGTAGATTTCGCCGGGCCTGACCTTGAACTCGCGATACCAGATCCACCGGCCGTCGCTCTGACGGTTGTAGATGCGATTGCCGCGGTAGAAGGGTATCCAACTGATATCCGGATCATGCTCAGAGCCGAGCGGCGCGATGTTCGGATTGCCCCGGAATATCTGCTCTGAGTGGTGATCCCAGATGATCTTCTTGCCGTCGCCGAAGGCAATCCGCTTGCCACGGGCTTTGGCGCCTTTGGCTAGGCCAGTGGCAATAAGTTGGTCACCCAATCCCACGGATCATACCACGCAGCGGCGCAGTTCTGCCCGCCATTCATCCGCAAACGGCACATCGCGATAGTCAGCGAACCACGGGCCGCCCTCGGTGAAGTGAACGCACTTCGGATCAATCCGCGTCGAGCTATGGCCCGGCACCCAATGCCACGCTTCCTTGAGCGAGCCGATCTCACTATCCTTCAGCCATTTGAAGGCATGCAGATCGCGGCCCGGCGTCGAATTCACGTAGTCCAGCGTCAACGCCTTGTTGGCTGGATGATCGCAGTTGAAGATGCAGACAGCCGACCAGAGCTTGCGGTTGTATCCAACCTGCACCTGGCCATCCATCTTGATCGCATTCTTCGGATGGTAGTCGTGCTTGACGACATAGACCGCCTTGTTGCGATCCAGCGTCTCGAACAGCCGGCAGACATTGTCGCGGAACAGCACATCGCAGTCCGCGAACAGCGCCCAGCCAGTCTCAGCCAACATCGGCACCAGAAAGCGCGAGCACGCGAATTCCGTCGCCATGGGCGCGTCGCTGACTACGTCCCACATAATGGGCTTGTCTGCCGCGCTATCCCGGTATTCGATCGGACGGCTATAGAGGCCGCGATCCTTCAGATCGTCCAGCAACACGCCGCGGACCGGAAGCGGCCTCGTCAGCCACCGCTCGCAGCTTGACCGCGCAACATCGAAAGCCGCATGTTCTCTCGGATCGTATCCGATCCACACGCTCTCGCGGCTAGCGAGCGACACCTATTCCTCGTCTTCCGCTTCGCGGTAGTTGACGTGAAACCCGATAGCGCTCGTATTCGTCCGTTCTTCCCTCAGACGCGGCGTAACATAACCATCGTCAGGGATGCGCCAAATCGAGCGAATGCCGATTTTCTCACGATGCACCGGAACTGGCTTATTGCCCTTCATCAGTTCACCGTTGGTTTTGGCGCCGCAGACTTGGGCGGCGGATTCGGCACACCATGCTGCGGCGTCACCACGATCGGCGCGCCAGTCACCGGGTCGATCATCTTCTCTGGCTGGAGCTGCTGGCCTTCCTGCTCGGTCGCCGCCTGGGTCTGGTCCTTATCCCAGTCGGCATCATCCGAGAGCACGCCGCGGCGCTTCATTTCCTCGAAATGCAGCCGCTTGGAAATAGTGCCGGAGGCCTCTGCCTGCTGAAGCGCTACCAGCTCTGTGCCGGCCTCGAAGTCCACCGCGAAATCCATGTGGACGTTGACAACGGGCATTTCCTTGCGCCCGAGCCACATGCAGGTAATGATCCACGCCTGCTCGAGCGCGTCCTTCAAAAGCAGCGCCCACGCCTGAACGGCTGAATGTGCCTTCATTGAAACATTGGCCGTGGTGATCACGGTCAGGTTGGCATTGGTCAGCGGCTGCCGGCCAAGGTTGCGCATTTCCTCACGCAGCTTATCCAGATCAGATTGCAGGAACGTCAGGGACTGCGCGGTCGGCTCAATGAATGACCAATTGCCGAAACGGCCATCGCCGCCCATCGGCGCGAAAAGCACGCCACGAGGGCCGACAGGGACGGTGACCTGTTGCCCGCTTGCATCGGTCGGCGGTGTCACGCCATTGCCCGACAGCATCGGAAACGCCGTCAGCTCCTTGATGCTCTTCAGGTTGGATTCCTGCTGAAATTCCTCAACCTGCATGTATGCGATGTCATGGAACGCCGGCTTGACCTTCCAGGACATGCCCAGACGCCCAACAGGAATGAACGGCACCAGCGGGATTATCCCTATGGTGATCGGCCCCTGACCGATCGAGACCCAGGCCACAGTCTTCTTGCCGCTGGCCGGGTCAGTTTCTTCCTGCTTTTCGTATAGCTCCCAGCTTGCCGGCCCGAGCGCGATGATCTCGCCAGCCTCGTTCTCGATGGCCTCGCGGTTCAGGACGCGAACACGATCGACACATTCTTCGCTATAGCCATTCTTGACCGTGACCGGCTCATGAATGCGGGCGTGATAGATGGTTTCCTTGCCGCCCAGGAACGTGCTGTAGACCGCCAGCATGCGCTGGGCCTGAATCCGCACCCAGTAGGGCCGCGCGCCCATAGACCGTTCATCGGCCAGCGTAGCGCCTTGGGGGACCTTGGTGTAATCGACCAGAATCCAGTCAATGCCGCGGTCAAGACCGTCCTTGAACGTGTCCTTGGCGAAGACGTGGAGGCTATGCCCCTGCCCGTCGATGTCCTCGGACAGCTTCTTCAGATCCTCCGGCGTTTTCTCGTCCAGCGCGCATTCCTTGGCGAATGGCTTGGCCGAGAGATTGTCGGAGATGTCCTCGTAGATGTTGGTGAACGGCGCGTGCCGTCGCCGCATCTCGTAGTCCGCCTGCCCCTCATTCGGGAATGCGGGCAGGTAGGGCGACTGCGGGAAGGTCGAGAGACCACGATTCAGATAGGCCAATGCGCCGACAGGCTGCGCAGGACCAGAGACCGAATAGGACGTGTGAGCGCCCATCGTCGCGCGCATGGTTTCAGCGCCGCCGAGGATTGAGTCCACCATGTCCCAGAATTTGCACATGGCCGAATAATCGCCGCTCGGCGTCATCGGGTCGTCGGTGTCATCAGCCATGCGTTATTGGGTTCCGTAGCGGCCGAATACGGCAACCGGGGGCGCCCTGCGCACTCCCTCTACCGCGTACCGCAATGAATCGATGGTGTGGTTTTTCTTGTCGGCAAGCTTCGGCAGCACATCGCCAGTCTGCTTATCGACCTCGTAGGAATAGGTAGCCAGTTCATCCAGCACATGCTTGCAGCGTGGATGAACGATGATGTCGTAGCCCTTCAGGAATTCGACGCCTTCCTCGACCGAGCCAGGCCCCTTGACCGCCGGCTGGATCTTGGGGAAGCCGTGTCTGAGCATGTAACTGATCGATTGCGGGTTGGAGCTATCCGCTACGATCGGCCAGCGCCTCGATCCGGGCACCTTGTCAAATAGCTCTGGCGTTTTGTCGATTTCGCAACCCACTTGCCAAGCTTCCTGATCGACGAAGAGATTGCGGCCCTTGATGTAGCAGCGCACCAACACGGTTGGGTCGATCGCGAAGCCCCAGTCGGCGCCGTAGTAGAACCGGGCGTTTTCGTCAGTTTCGAAAGCCTGCTCCACCCATTTCCGAAATACCCTCGCCTCGCTATTGCGCTGGTATTCGCCTAACCAGATGTGCGCGTACTTATCCGGATCGCGCGCACGATCGCGCAGCATGTCCTTCATCAGCTTTTCCGGCAGCCACGGATTGTCCCGATAGTTTGCCGTTACGCAGATGAAATCCGGGTCGCCAGCATTCTCGCCAAAGAACCGCTCGACAGGATCGGTCGGCTTATTCGGGTTCCAAGCCCACCAGAGCTGGGAATCGCCAGCTCGGAACGTCGGATAAAGCAGATCAATCGACTTCTGCGATATCGTCTGAGCCTCTTCAACGAAGCCTCGGTTAAACCCCTCCAGCGACTTGATCGATGCCGCCGTATGGTTTTGCAGGCCGCGGAAAATGAACAAGCTGTCGTTCGGTCCTGTTATCTCCTTGTCGGTGATCCTGAACCGATTCTGGACACCCAGCGCGGCGATCTTGTCCTCGATCAGCTGCTTGACCGAGTCCTTGATAGATATCTGCACCTCGCGCAGGCAGGCCGCCCGCGTGTGCTGCATCAAACTTTCTTCCACAAGCATCTCGCAGAAGAAATGCGATTTTCCGGAACCTCGACCGCCCTTCGCGCCCTTGTAAGTATGCCTTCCGAGAAGCGGCGCGAACGCCCTAGGCGTCTGTATCCGCAGGGTCGATGATAGTACGCTCAATGCGGGTCACAGTCTTAATTGGGCTGTCAGGATCGCCGCTGTGCTTCACAGCCTCTTGACGGGCGTGCATGTAGGGCGCCGATGCCTTGGCGGCATCCATGCGAACTTCTCTAGAATTAGACTCATCCCGCAGAACGCCCAGCATGTACGCGAGAGGCGTGATCCCCTCAGCAGCAGCCTCAGCCCTTGCCGCCTCCGAAAACCTATTAGAGGCCCCCTTTGGCCGGCCCGCGCCTTGTCTAGATCCTCCGCGAGCCATGGCTTTGATTGTTTGATTTTATATCAACCGTCGTTTGATTTTTCGCCACGAACCGCCTGCAACCAGCCCTCGCCTCAAGCTCTTCCAACTCTGCGTAACCGTTGACCTTCATGAAGGATTTGGTTTCACTGTTGACGTCGCACTCTGGCGGGACGAGGAGGACGATGCGTGGCTTAGCAGCCGAAGGTGTCTTCGATTTCCTGGAGCGAACTGGCCGAAACCGTGCCCCCAGTGGGGTATCCGTACATGGCATAGAAGGAATTGCGCGCCTCGTCAGTAACATCGCCCGAGTTCGAGAAGTCGGGCTGGACAGTCGGCATCTTGGCCTGCTCGAGCTTGGATAGCTCGACGTTCAGGCTCGCGAAGTCTTCTATGATGCTCATGTTGCACCCCTAAAGAGCTATGACCAGTCGGTCGCGACTCCGACATCCACTGACAGGCCCCGGAAGCACTGCCGCGTGTAGCTTTTCACGCCATGGTCATTGGGTATCGGGCGACGCTTGCAGGTCGAGGCTCGGCGCACGTAATCGGCGCTTGCGTGTGTGATGCAGCCCTACGGTTAGCTAAGGCCGCCCGATTGTTGAATTCATGCCGCGCCGTCTGGCAGCGGCCAATATTCGCTAGGTGCCGTATCGGCGGGCACAAGACCCCCGTCAATGCAGCTGGCTGGCGCGTCAAATCCATAGCAGTCGATTTGGCACAGGATGGAAATCGCCATCGATTCCAACTGTTCTTCGTGGACCCGGCGCTTGGCGCGGAAATCGATGCCGTAGATGATCTCAGCGGTCATTGGATTGACCCAGAAAAAGGCAATAGGAGCCCTTCGCGGCAGCACCATTTTGCTGCCCAGCGGAAAGGTAGAACCACGTCGCTGTTGGGACGCGATAATGCCAGCGCTGTGAAATATCTCATTTCATAAATCCCTAGGGTTTCATTAAACGAATTAAACGAGCCGCCTTCCTCCATGCTGCCATATAAACCGAATTGCCGGCTTGGGCTTCCAGCTTATAGGCCGCCTCTTCAAGCGCCTTCCTGACGGCTTCGGCGCGCTCCAGCTCTACAAGCCGCTGGATATCCTGCTCGCTCATGCGGCGCTCCTGGCCCGCTTACCGGGGCGCGGCTTCCGGCTCCGCCGCCTGCGATCGAGTGACTTGAGACGCGGAATCCAAGACAGGTCTATGTCGTTGTTGGCGCCGGTCGCATGGTCCACCACTAGCTGCCACATCTCCGCGTCGCTTACCTTGCTCGCCTTGCCATCGTGCGAGAGCACGCGGTAGACGCCCTCGATGTTAGCCACGTCGCCCCAGCCCTTCTCGGTTGTCATGAAGAACAGGTAACCCGGCATCAGCGACCGCTCGCGTGATGACATCTTGCCGCCCGAATTCCAGATGCGGGCATATGTCGGGAAGAAAGTTCCATGGTCGATCTTCTCGATCTCAGCCCTGACCCACGGAACGCGATTGGAAAACGTTCTACACACCGCCCAATATGGGCGAAGCTCCTTCTCTGCTATTGCGTCCATGGCTAAACCCTCTTCGTGAATTTAGAGCAATAATCCGACGCCCGCCTGATTTGATGATCGCGGTTATCTGCCTCGACCTGACAAACCGACTGGATGTATCCATGCGGAGCAGTCCGGTAATAAACGCTCCAATGCTCGCAGTCGGAGCAGGTCTTGAGAGGCCGGTCGAAGATATCGATTGCGCGTTCGGTCATTCAAACCACCCCTTTCGGCTTGTAGACGATCCCCATGTATTGAAACTGCGCGGGAGGCGATCCCCTGCCATCGAACGACATCGATCCGCGATTAAGTTGCTCGATCCTGGTGTACAGTTTCCACCACTCCGAAAATGGTAGATGGATCTCGACGCCGCTTGGATCGATGCACTCCCCGTGGAGCGCCGCGCATAGACGATGGGTCGCTTCGGTAATCGGATTCATGGCGCTCATTCAAACCACCTTGCCAATTCCATCTCTGATCACGCCAGCCAATTGCTCGCGCGATATCTCAAACCTAAATAGCTTCCCCTCGACTTGGAGATTCAGCACCGTCGTTCCCGGAAATGACAGGAACAGTAGGTCGGCCTTGGGAAAGTCCATCACCTTCTGCGAGCAGATCGAGCAAGGCTCCGATCGGGCCGCTCGCCGAGCCGTCCGGGTTTCTTGTGATCGCATGCCGCATATCCTTGATCGGAACGCCGTATTGCAAAGCAAGGCTGAGAAGCACGGCGCTGTCTCGCGCCAGCGTCTGAGCCTGCTCGCCTGACTTGCCGCAGTTGATGAATACTTCAGAGACGTCTGCATTTCCCGGCTCACGTCCGAGTCCGATGATGTAGGATAGCCCCCAATGTCTGAACTTGAAGACCTCATGGGCGCGGCGATTGGAAAGACGATTGCGGTTCATATTGTCTCCCACGAGATGCGATGAAGTTCGGTCGGGCCGCTGTGCGCGCGATCCCAGACGAACCATGCGAAGGCCATACCGCTGTTGGAGTGCTTTCCTTCCCAGCCATGGCGATGCATCATCGGCAGCCGCTTGCGGAAGACATGGACGCGCGCCAGATGGCCGGTATCCAAGATTGGAGTGCGCTTGTCACTTTCCAAGAAGGCGAGACGCAGCAGCATAATAACCTTGGGGCAAAGGTGCAGGGCATGAGCCACGAACTCGCCGGCATTTTTGAATGGCGGGTTGGTGACGATCGCCTGAACCCCGATGGGTAATTGTTGCTCCATCAGGAAGTCCCAACCGCTCTCATCCTGGTCGGCGGACTCATAGTCAACCAGATCGGTGGCATAGACCTGTCGGCCTGCGGCACGCAGCTCACGCACAATGACGCCGGGGCCGCAGGCTGGCTCCCAGATAACTTCCGGCAGTCTCTCGGCACGCAGCAACGCGCGAACAGCCTCAGGCGGACTCTCGTACAGATCGTCCTTGCGCACTGCCAATTCAGCGCGCTTGTTTCCGGTGCCTGATGAAAGACCGGCCATTATTTTCCATACCCCATTTCGTAATCAGTCGAGACGTACTTGCCCTGTTCCGGCTTGAACTTCATGTCGAGCACGCAGGGGTAGCCGAGTTCTTCATAACGAGCCTTGCGGTGATGCAGCTCAGCCTCGGTCAATCTCTGACCGCCGTCGAACATCTTGGGCCGGTAGACCACAAATCCCTGATCGACCATGTTCTCCCAGTTCTTGGAGCCGGAGATGTCCTCAAGGCCGGGAGCCTGGCCGCGCCGGTTGCCTTCCATCTTGGCAGGATGCGCCAAGATCTGGCCGTGGACGTTCATGTCATGGCAGAACGAGTGAAACTCGCGCAGACACATGCCGATGTACTCGGTCTCGCTCATTTGGGGCGGGCGCGACGCTTCCAGCCTATTCCATGGATCGAGCTGGACTATTTTCGCGCCATGACGGATGACAGCGACCTCGGCCATATCGAGGAACCACTTCAGCGTCGGCCTGCTTTCCGGGTGCACCATGAATAGGTAGCGCTCCTCGATCCACCTGTCGGCCTTGGCAACCTCGACGTCGTCCATGTCCTTTTCGAGCTTGCCGATTAGAAGTGTGCGCAGGTAGCGTCGGATATGCGGCTTGGCGCGCGTCTCGAACGACGCGACGGCCATCGGAATGCAGTAGCTGCGGACGATGTTGAACCAGATCTGGGTGAACATCTGGGTTTTGCCGTGGCCTGGATGGCCGGTGACGACGCTCATAGTGCGCGGGGCCAACCTGATCTTGCTTTCCCACTCCGCAAAGCCGGGATTCCAGAGCGTCAGCGGCGCCGGCTCTGGCAATTCGGATAGCTTGAACAACCCGTCGATCGGCCAAGGCAGCGCGCCATCGGTCACGAGCTCGCGAAGAAATTGGCCGCCCTCGTGCCTCAGGACATCGTTCGGGTCTTTGCACCCTTCCGGCCACTCAACGAACCAGAACCGAGCCATGCCGAGCATCTTGGCCATGTCGGAGCGGAGCGACCTGCCCGGCCCGTCGCTATCGCCGCACCAGACGAATTTCTTGACCCGTGAGAGGCCTTGCTTCAGCGCCTCCTCGACATAGCCATAGCCGCGGATTTCCTTCTCAGCGGCTTCGCCTTGGCGTTCTACGGCACCATTGGGGACAGATAGCACCTGGTCACGCGAGATGCCCGCCTCGACCAGCGCGCAATCGTCCATCTCCCCCTCGGTGATGTAGACCGTGGTGGGGTTGGCCCTGAGCACGTTCTCAAGATTCCAAAACGATAGCTTGAAACCCTTGCCGGCGACGAATGCCTTGTCGGGGACAGCGCGGGCCTTCCATCCGTCAGCATACCGAAAGAAAATTCCCTCTGACTTCCGCCCTAGTTCAGGGAAAAATGCCGTACCTGATGCGACGCCCAGCGCCTCCAAAGTCCGGCGGCTGATACGCCTGTCTGCCGCGAACGCCACCACGTTCTCGCTCAGAGCCGCCGCCCGCGTATCCACAATGCCAGCAGTGGAAGACAACTCCGCCTCCGTCGATCGTGACGGAGAGACAAGGATCGGATTTTTTCCGACGCCTGTGACTGCAGTCGGGGCATTGCGTTCGATGAGTCCCATTTGCGGTTCGCTTCAGCTTGATCCGATTGCGGTCTAGAATTTCCTGGATGGTCAAAACGACCTCCTCGCCCTTCGCTCGTCTTCAGGGTCGCCACGATTGCGAATGATCGCGCCGAGGTATTCGCGTGGATCTTCTCGGATAGACGCCTGTTCGGCCGCGGCTCTGGCTAGAGGGATGCTCCCGCCTTTGGCGTCGAGCAGCTTCTTGGCAAGACCGCCGGCAGACTGGCCGCAGATTTCCTTGACGCGCCGGAAGTAGTCGACCTCTGCCGAAGCCTGGACCGGCGCCGATGCGCCAGCATCGGCATTGATCCTTTCCTTGATCCCTTCCATTCCATTCCCTTCCAGGGGTAATTCCGGGCGGGAGTTGTGGGAAATTGGCGGGGCTGGATGTTTTGAGGCGGCGCGCTTGTCGATTTTCTGATGCTTCGCAAATCCGTTGACCTGCAAATAGTCTTTCCCATCAACGGAATAGAGCGTGATTAGACCTGCCCCGCTGATTTCCGCCAGAAGTTGGCGGAGATCGGCGTTGTCGGCGGGGAGGATTTGCATCTTCAGCCTGACCGGCGAACACTCCATCCGCCCGAAGTCATCAACGAAGTTCCAGAGGCCGATAAAAACCAGGCGCGCGAACGCCGAAAGTGTCACTACTTTCTCGTCCGTCCAGAATTCCGGTTTGATAGTGCGGATGCGCGCCACCTATTGCGACCTCGTGTACTGAGGAAAACGCAGCCGCAGCGCCTCGCGCGCCATGACAAATGCACGCGCCCAAGCCGGCGCAATATCGTTGCCCCGGCCTCCGTTGCACGGCTTGCAGGACATGACGATGTTATCCCACGACTGAGTCCCGCCACGGCCGCGGGGCATCAGCTCGTCAAGCGTGGCCTGACCCAGCGGAACAACTC